TAGCTTAGCCCTAGCACGATCACCACCGATGTTACGAGACTTATAACGATACGTGCGGATACGCTGCATGCCACGTGCACGACGCTTACGGAAAGAACGTTTACGTTTTCTATATCTGCGGGGCATCCCAATTTATTTGCGTAAGTACAGGAATCTCAGTATCAGCAGGACGAGGTATAAGAACTTCTTGACGATAGGCCTCATAAGAGGGGAATGACCGGAATTGACCCGGAAGCGGAACCCACAAAACTCGTGTTATCCTGCGAAAAATAGCGGAACGATCAGAACCAGTTACCTCTTCCGTCCACCAGTCACTCGGGTCGTAGTTTGTTGTGATGAAGAAGTGGTTGGCCGCCAAATTACATGTAGTCCCTTTGACTTCCACTCGAAGGGGGTATCGATCAACACAAAGTTTAAAGTCTGTGAAAGAGCAGTAATGTCCTCGAAAATCGTCCCATATGACGGCTTTCTCTCCTCGATATCCATCCCACCACTTTCCTGGGAACTTTCTGAAGACCATGTCTCCGAAGAGAGACTCAGCGTGTCGATAAGCGAGTCTGCTTTTGCCTGTTCCAGGAGGTCCGATGTAGAGCCAAGCATGCGTTTCTTCTTGGGCGGAGCGTGGTAAGATAGAGGCTGACTGATAGTACGTAAGAAGGTTGGGGTATTTGACCCAGAGGTCGAAGTACTGTTCGACATAGTCGGCGTGTCGCAGTCCATTCTTAAGAGCGGAATGAAGTTCAGCAAGGTCATTTCGTTTACCCTGGCCCGTTTCCGGGAAAATGCCAATTTCGCAGAATTCACCAACCCGGGTTTCGGGTTTCGTACAATATTCCCGGTTCTGCTTAGGGGTACCTTTCGCAGTCTCCCAATGAGCAGTAGCTAGATATACGCGTACTTGAGACAACCGCAAACGCTCCGAGAACATACAGTAGCCTTGATAGTGAGGTGTACCATTTTCACCAATTTCCAATTGAAATACAGCGTACACAGCATCTACCAATTTATCCGCAAGCTCTAATTCATCATAATCAGGGTTGTTAAGCGTAAAGCACCAGTTTTTAGCTTGAGCCATATGTGTGATGAGGTTGCCTAGGTAATACTGAGGGACGTCGTCACACGTCCCGGCTAGGCAACTTTTCGAGGAAATGGCTATTTCTGGAATGGCTCGCTACGCTGCGCATGTTCATAGTAATGGCTTTGTTTTAGTACGCAATGTTCAATAGAGGGTACGTGGCGCTCCTGCCTTCGGCTCCGCTGGGGGGCCCCGCTCCGCGGGTTGACCGGCCTTACGGCCGCCACAGGGCAGTCTTGTCTGAAATGCCGCGCCGTCCATATACCAAAAAATTCAAATCCGGAGGGTCCTCCTTCGTGATAGGATATAAAAGAACCCGATGGGGACAACTACGTGAAGCCGCAAAGGACCTAGGGGTCCGTGGAACCTGGAAAATGAGTGAGAAACAACTAAGAATGGCAATTGCCAGAAAATTATCTTTGTACAAATAAATTTATTCCGTGGTTACACGTCTACCGAAGAACTCGACGTACAAGGTTGCTTGCCTTACGAAAACATATTTCTGTTCTACAGTAGTAGGGTTATTGGAGATGGTAAAAACTCCGTGTTGAATCCAAATTCCGTGAACAGGGTGAGCGCCCGGGACGTTATCCCAATAAGGAGAAACGGTTTTCAATTGCCCGGTGAAAGATTCGTCGTTTTTAACAACAGCATCAGGCCCGAAAACTTTGTTAACAGAATAATACACACTAAGGCGAGTAGGAGCAGCACCGGCCATAGGGAACTTAACCGGAGCGTATTTAGCCCAACGTTGTTCAGGGGTATTGAAGATATTCGGGGTAGGGAAAGGAGGTATCGGGCCTTGGTCGGAGGCTTGAATCGAAGTACCCGCGGGCTGAGCGTTCACATAAAAGAACACAGGTTCATGTGTAGCCGGATCGGTCTTTATAGGATAGATCGTGTATTTAACCTTAATACCGCGTATACGATAGCGCAAAAACTGATTAGCAAGAGTACTTAAGCCAGGACAATTTCCGAACTGCAGGGAAATTCCAGGAAACAGGGACGCTGGCGTAGCTCCGATGTTTGGACACCAGATCTCAACTTGGGATGTCGCTCCAACAGCAATAGCCTCATTAGAAGTACTAGAGAGAAATAGCTTAGCCCTAGCACGATCACCACCGATGTTACGAGACTTATAACGATACGTGCGGATACGCTGCATGCCACGTGCACGACGCTTACGGAAAGAACGTTTACGTTTTCTATATCTGCGG